CAGTCTGACCAGGAGCTATTTCCATTGTAACTGCTAATGTATCCACAGCCTCGTAGAATCCTGCTGAATTGTCGTTAGCAGTAAAAGGCAATCCTGTTGTAGGATTTATGTGACTTGTTGCCGCAGGGCTACCAGAGCTATCTCCTAAATACTGATATATTCCGCTACCCTTTACAGTGAAGGTGCCATTACTTGCATCTGCATTAAGACCCCCAGTGTTTGATATAGCACAAAAAACTTTACCAGTAGGGGCACTTACTGCACCACTATCTTCGTCAATTACAATTATTCCTCCTTTACCTAAATATTCGCTTGGATGTGCCATGTCTTTATTTTATTATGCTACTGATGTGTTAGTTACTGCTGAGTTGTCTAATCCGAATACTCCGTATTCAATTAGTTGATTAGTCCTTGTGCCGTAAACCTCAAACTTTCCGTCTATCGCTACAGGGACAAACATAAATTCACCCCCACCGATCTTAGCAAAGTCATCATTACCAACAGCATCGTTGTGTACGTATATGTAATTTTCTAATTCTGTATCTAAGTTTCTTAAATACAAGTAAGCTCTTTCTAGCTTGTCATTCGCCTCATAAACTCTAAGAGTTGCAGTGCCACCATCAGCAGCCGTAGATATAACCTTAGCTCTAACTAAGCTTCCAGAATCTGCTACGATACTAGTGCCTGCAGTAAGGTTTATTGGTGATGATAATACATCGTTGCTAGTTAGCGATAGAACTGCTCTTAAACTTCCCATTATTCGTAAATTAACATGTGTTCTAACGTCATAGAAGTATGAACACTAGGTTTAATATATATATCTGATTGAGACTTTGTACCCTCTACAGTTGTTGCAACTGCACCAGTTCCATCTCCTGCTGTTGTACTTACAGCCTCAGTTGTGTCAATTTCTAAATCACCTCTAGAGTATCTAGAAACAAATGTTACAACAGCACTTGAAACGCTAGTTACCCAGTTTGGGTATTGTGCGTTATCAATTTGAGAAGCTATATTAGCTACAGTCGAGTTAGCAGCTACAACTTTCACCCCATCAAATTCAAACGTATCTCCTGCAGCCCATGTGTTAGCTATGGTTACTGTAAACTGTTCTTTTACTCCTGCGTTAGCATTCCAAGGGAAGAAAGCAAAGTCTCCTGCGTACAATCTGCCCACCTCAGTCAAAGCAGAAATTGTTAAATCTGTTGCATCGTGTGCTCCATCTGCTGTATGTCCAGTCAGATAAATAGTAAAGTATTCTGATGCAGTAGTTGATAGATTCTTTAAATACACTTTGTTTGATCCGTTGGAAGTGTAGTCATCACCTCTAAAAAGAACAACCGTGTCTATAACTCCTGAACTAGCAAAAGATGTTGTTCTTCTAGCTAAACCAGAAGTGTCTGTTAAGCCAGCGTACGTTCCAGCCTTATTTAGCGTAGTACTAGTAGATATATTAAGACTATTGCTAGTTAAGTCAGAGCTTGATAGTGTAAGTGCAGCGGATGTAGTTGGCATATTCTATATTTTTTATCCTTGGTGAAATAGTCCCCACTCAAAGCTCATACCATCAGCAGACGTTGTTGCTTTAAAGTTTTCAGTTCCATCTACAGGTATAAACATCCAGTCTCCTGGAAAGAGTCTACCTATAGGCTCATCAGAACCAACCTCCATTAATACAAAAGTTTCTGGTCCTGTTTCTGAAGTGTTTTTAACATAAAGCTTTCCAGCTGTTCCTGAATAGTCTGCTGCTGCAACTAAAGATATATCTGCAGTAGCTGAAGACTTGTATACTCTAGCAAGCCCAGTAAACTGATCTATGTCAGTGTTTGTACCAGCCTTATATAAAGTTGTTGTTACTGAAAAAGAACCTCCCCCAGTAAAGTCTGGTGCGTTTAATGTAAGTGTTGCTGTAGTTGCCATTGTTCTATATTATGATGCTACTGATTGTGAGATAACTGCAAACTCTACAGTCTGATTAGCTTCGTTGGTAGTTATATCTATATCTAGAGCCCCCATCCAAGGGAAGAAAGTCCAGTCACCAGCGTAAAGCCTGCCTAGAGGTTCGTTTGATGATGAATCAATATCTACCTGAACATAACAGCTAGTGCTAGTGCTTGCATTTCTTATGTAAACCTTGTGAGCTACAGTGGTATCAGCGTAATCTCCAGCGTCTATTAATTTAGTCTCAGATTGTGTAGCAGCATACTGAATTGTGTTAACGCCAGTGTATTGATCTAAGTCTGTTGTACTAGATCCAGACTTTGTTAAAGTAGCTGTTGAGTTTAAGGCGAGCTGATCACCAGTTATATCGCTATTTAGTTGTATTGTTGCTGTGGTCGCCATTTTAAAATATTATTTATATGCAAATATAGTAATTAATAGATTATACCGTCAGAGTGTGAGTTGCAGCAGAACTTTTGTCCGTTACGTCCGTAGAAACTGATGTCGGTATTGTTACAACAACACTTATTGTATCTATACTAAAAGTAAGATTAGAGCCATCAGAAACAGTAGCTGTAGCAGAAACACTTTCAGTGATAGTAGAACTTACAGACATTAGTACAATAGACTTGCATTTACAACAAACGGACCTTTTAGTATTGTCTTGTAACCACTAGTAGTCGTATCATAAGCTATCTCGTATTCGTAAGAACCCTCTGGTATAAGTTTAGTAACTGTGTCCTCTGCTGAAAAAGTAACTACTCCAGCTGATGTTGGTGCAGATATTGTAACCTGATTGTCCGAAACTACGACGCTACTGTTACCTAAAGGATAGCTATATTCTATATTGCCATTGACTAAAGACTTAGCCCTTACAACCATAGAGAATGTGTAGCCACTTGAAATGTCTATTACTGTACCAGTATTATCCTTTAGTGTTAACGTCAAGCTAAAATTATCACCACGCCTTGTAGTTATTTTTAGTTTTTCTGATACGTCTAAGTTTACGCTTTGTCCCATTTTATTCTCCTGTTAAAAGTTTTCCTAATCCACTGAAAAGGCTTTCGTTTTCTTCTTTTGAAGGCGGTTCCTCTAACTCGCCTCTCTTACCATCTCTTTGAGAAATTAGCTTACTCTGCTCAACAGCTTGCTTCTTAACTCTCTCGTCTTTTCTGTCGTCCTTCATAGTTTCTATCTCCTTCCTAGAATCTCCGTCAGCAGACCTCTTTTCAATAGAAGCATTAGCTCTTATCAACTCTATCTCTTTATTGTATTGATGCTGAAGTGTAGCCATCTGTTGATCAAGTTGAGATTTCAGCTGTAAGCTTTGAGCTTCCAACTGAGCCGCCATTTGTAGTTCTTGAGCTTTTGCTTGAGACTTAGCCTGCTCAACCTGCTGAGCTTGCTGTCCTTGCATTTGCATTTGCTGCATCTGCTGCTGTTGAACTTTTTCCATACGCTTCTTACGTCGTAAAATAAGAAGTCTTTCAGCTTGATTAATATCTTTTAGATCTCTTATAGCTAGAGCATCCTCAAGATCTATTTCTTTCTGCATAATAGCAGCCTGTATGTTTTGCTCTAGATATGCTTTCTCCTCATCCTCCATTTCTTTTACCACCTGAACACCAAAGTTGTACATAGGCAAATTTTTGAAAGAAGATAAAACCTTCATGTTCTCTTTACCAATAGCATTTTGATATACTTCATATATAACAGACTGAGGCGGTAATACTTGTATGCACTTTACAATGTCTTCACAGATTTTTTTGTAAAGAACCATGGATGCATTAGTAATGTCGTATATAGCATTATTACCTGCAGCGATAGCTTGTTGCTGAACACCTACTAAAGCATCACCTTTTGGTGTAGAAGCATCCATAGCTTCATTAATACCAGTCGTATCACGTATCATCCTTAGATAGTGATTGTAAAGATTAATAAGTTCGTTTATATTTCTTATGCTATTTCCAATCTCTCGAATAGGTGGATTTTGAAATCCTCCTTCTGGGTTTTTACTTCTGTAATAGAAAACACCAGTCTGCTCGTATATATCATGTAGATCTAACGGTTGTAATTCACCGCCTTTTCCAAGCTGTACGTTTTCTAACCCTTCTATGTCTATGATCAACCCATCAGGCTTAGCCTTAGCTATAGCCTGTTGTATTTTAAGATGTGTTAGCTGTAGCATGTCAGCAAATCCAATACAACTGTCAACCATAGATTTTGGCATCATGCCTCTGAAGTTTGTTGCAACTACAGAATAAGAAAGACTAGCCTTTGATATGTCGTGAACGTTTTTAGGTATGTTCTTTACTCTACCATAGTTATATAAGCATTGTGTATGCATAATGTAAGTACCACCGTATACAACCTTCATGTCCATAGAATGAGGCTTTCTTTCATATATAGAGCTTTGCTTTTGCTTATAATCAAAACCTTTGTAGTAAAATCCTACATTACCATGTCTGCTTTCTTTTTCTTCAAAGTGTATAGTATCAACTGATAAAAACTCAAAGTCCATGATGTCTACCAAATACTCATCATATCCATACTCACTCTTACCAGTTATTGGATCAGTGTTTACTTTATTATACTGACTAGCCTTGTTACCGTGTCTATTCTTGTAAGACTCAGCTATTTGTTTGTATTTCTCTTCAGTAAGCTGATTGCCAGCTAACCTTTTCAACTCTTGGATTGGTATGGTTTTTACATGACCAGCATAGATCATGTCCTCAAAATTTGGATCTTCTGTTTGACTATGAACAAACTTAATAGGATCTACATACGATGTGTGTATGCCGTAGTTTGGATCATTTGATCTTTTTATAACAGCCATGCCTAACGTAGCTAAATCATTAACGCAACGTCTAAAAGCATTGTCGTTAAAATTATTCCATGATAGAGTAACGTTTGTTCCAATTTGAGCTGCTATTTCAGCATCACTCTTTATGTTAGTATCTAAAAATATCTCCGCTTCTTCTAACGTGTCAGGTAGTTCGCTAGGGTCTTTATCTAGTACAACGCCAGTTTTTTCCTTTAGCTTCTGTAGCTGCTCTTTAGCCTGAACCTGCATTCTAAGCTTGTTCTTTTCTTTATTCTTTTCAGAAGAAGATAAAGGATCTATAGCTTCTAGATTTGGGTATGGATTTCTTGAAAGTATTTTATTTACGACAATCCTTACAAACTTTGGCAGAATCGGTACAGGGGTGTAATCTATATTCATCAAACTACCATCACCTGCGTTTGGATCCATAGAATTTAGAAGTCTCTTGTATATATTTGTGTCTTGAACTCCATTAGCGTAGTCCCTGCACTTATCAAAAGTTTTATTTCTCCTACCTAAAGAAGAGTTGCCTTCTTGTAATTTACCCCACTGATTCTCTATAGCCTTAGCATACTTAAGTCCATATGGAGTGCATTCTTTTACTTCTACAGGAGCTAACGGATCAGGAAAACCACCTTTTTGAGATTTATTGCTATTATTGTACATTTGCTTTTAAGGATACTTCCGTTTATGCAAATATAGTGAATCAACCGATTACACTATATCGTCGTAAAAATTTACTACTTTCAAAGTTTTTTCTTGGTTTAGGTTTTGATTTTTGTGCTGCAAGAAGAGCCAATCCAGAACTAATCGTAAGGTCATACTTTGTTCTTTTATCTATTTTAAAAGATATCCAATCCTCTAACGTTTTATTTAGATACATCTTACCCATATCACCAGTATTGAAGTTAGTGCCTACGTGTTCGTATATAAATGCTTCAATCGCTTGAGCGTGAGATTGTATAACGTCTTGTGAGTTTGATGGTATACCTTTTGTTTTTACAGCTACGGTTTTGGAAGCGCCTTTTAGATGTTCTGGTCTATCCATGAGATACCCATCGTAACCTCTTGACTCGAAGTATCTTACAATACCATACTTATTATTCTCTATCAATAGAGGGTACCCATAAAAGAAAGCACACATAAGAACGTCTTCATAAAATATTCTAGCTAGATCTGGCCTAGATGCATACTCTACAACAAACATATTTGAAGGATACTCTATATGAAACTTATTGTACATATGTAGCGCACCTTTAGATCCTCTACCGTCAAGAGTCGCATCAAGATCGTATGAGTCGACCCCACCACAACCCCAATGATGCGGTGCCACTTTCTTGCCTCTGTCAAGCTTTACAACATTTCTTTTATCTGCTGGAGGTAACCAACTTATCTTAAATCTACCATTAACGTCTGGGCTAAAGACAACTTCTTTGTCTTTCTCTTTCCATATAAAATTACCAGTAACGACAGGGTTAGGATATAGATCTTCGTTATATTCTATCTGCTCATATATCTTACCTATGTTAAACAAACTGCCTTCAATACTATCTCTGAATGCTTCGTCTTCAGTAAAAGGGAACTGCCTAACCACCTCGTTCAATTCAGAAGGATCGTCTTTCAGTGACTGTCTTTCATTTTTTAAATAAGTCTTTGCACCAATATTTACAGGATCACCATCTATACCATCTATAGGCTGCTCTGGGTTGTCTATAACTGGATGTCCATGCCTATCAAAAAACCCTTCTAGAGAGTCATATGCGGGCATGAATATTCTATATAAACCAGTTTTGGTTCTACCATTCGCGTTCCTCTCCCTCGGATTCGAATCCCTCCATAGTTCTTTGTACTCGGTCCCTCCTTTGTCCATTGGATTTACCGTGCTTCCCACGAGAGCTTTTCCGACTATTTTTCTTCCGACGATCAAACACGTCCTCTGAATCCTCCAAGCGTCTCTTATGTCTGTAGGTCTTTCCCATTTTCCTGCTTCATCTAAATATAAAAGGTGTAGCTTCTCACCATCGTATGCATTGTTTGTTGTGTTTTTCCAGTTAATAACCGTATTAAGAGCCTCACCCATTTGTGAGGTTTTATTGTTCTTGGTTATTCTTTTTGATGGCTCCCTAAAAGCTAACTCCATACGTGGATTAGTTGTACCATCTTGTATAGGTTTAAAGAAGAATGGGTAGTTTCTAAACATGTAAACTACCTTTTTCATAAAAATATTTTCCTGAGCATCCTTACCAGTTTTCGACTGTATACCCATAAGCTTGTCTTTGACCTGGGTTGCCTCGTCAACAAGTACTGCAGAGCATATATTAGTATACCCAGAACGACGGCACTTAGTATAAAGCTGACCAATGCAACGTGGATCAGCTTCGCATGCAGCCATGTGTAAAAAGATTTCACGTTGAAAGTTAAGAAAATATGGATAGCCAACATCTAGCTTGGTCCACTGTAGCATCATGTAATGCCGCCCCGTAATATATGTAGGTGTACCGTTGTTATAAAACCAAAAACCCTCACGCCTACGCCGAAACTCTTCCTCGATATATGGACGAAACTTCTCTCTAAACTGTCTTGGCATTTCTGCCCACTCATCCATAGAACGAATACGAGACAGTTCCTTCGGCATAAATACCCTTCTCCACACTTGCATAGAGTTTGATTCTTTATATCCGATAATGTCTTTCTTCGTCGGCCTTTTTGGAAGGCAAATGAGTAGCCCACCGAGCTCGACAATCTCACCTTCCGAACCGTTGGGACAAATTTTGATAGCAGGTTCATCATAATCTTTTATGTTTAGTAGTGTGCTCAATATGTTTGTCCAAATCTATTTGACCTAAATCCAGGCGCTCCCATTTTAGGATTTGCCAGTTTCATGTATTTACCGCATGAGCATTTAATATCATGAATCGCACCCTCACCTTCTACGTACTTTATAGTAACACCTGATTTACTTACAACTTCGTCGTTGCATTCACATTTATAATCTGCCATTTTATTTTGAAAATCTTTCAGCAAAGCCTCCTGTATAGTCTTTTGCCTCATCTATCTCACCGCTAGTTTTAAGGTCCTTTACCATTTGTTCAAGTCTTTGCCTTTCTATAATTAATTCTTTACAATCTGTTGCTGTCTGCTTAATAGACTGAAGCTCAGCCTTACGTGCACTCCCATTAATCTCAGGATCGACAGGTTTTTTAATCTCTTCAATCATATTGTTGATAGCTTCCTCCATACTATTCATGAGGCGCTGAGAAGCATCTATCGTTGTAAAGTTATTCTTTGATGACATAATCTAAGTCTTCTGCGCGGACTCGGTAATACTCTTTTCCATCCACTTTAATTCTATAGTCTCTATTTTCTTTAAACCCTACAATGTCTCCAATTTCTACATCAATGTCTTCAGCTTCATCACATAGATAGGCAACTCTACCTGTTGTCGGTAGCTTTTCTTCTAGTTCTACTATCTCTATTATGTCTGACTTTAAATCTTTTTCCTCATCTACAGATTCTAGTAAGCACCACCCAGCAAGGCATCTGATCTTACCATCATCTTTACACTTATAAGCTATAGCCTGATTGTTTACAATGTGTTCTGGATCATATCTAACCATATAAGTGTTGTCCTCACCAGTCAACACCTGTCCTTCGTTCATAACAACTAAATGATGAAAATATAAAGTATCACCCTCCTTAACACCAGTATCATACTTAAACGGTATGGCTATAACAGGGCCCTCAGTTACTCTGTTTTCAAACTCATCAAACCTAGTATCTATATACAGTTCTAACCCAGAGTCTGTCTTAATCGTGTCGTTCATCGTCTTATCGAGCTTCACGATAAATAAATTATACGTCTTCATGTCTAAAAATTACAATCGTACTCAACTATACACGGCATATCTGTAACCGCCTTCCATAATACTTGTGATTCGTCTGCATTTTGCATGTACACCAGATATCTGTCTTTATCAAAGCGGTATCTGTATCTTTCATCCAGGAGTATCGTACTGATTTTTCCGTCTCCTGCCCTCATGCCTACATAGTAGGCCATTGCTTCTTTGGGATCTCTCCCAATGACAATTTTTCTAATAAGTCCTTCCATTGTATTTAATTTAAAAATATACCTGTTCCGTCAAGAAGATCGTCTATATTCGGTGGAGTATAATCGTCACCATTGTCGTGATCATCATCCCAGGTGTTTCTAAGAAAGGTTACCATCTGCTCTAGTTCTTCTTTTGAGTCTAAGCTATAGCTATATATAGCTTTTATCTTTTGAAGACCAGTTGCTGATTCATCTATGAGTCCAGTTATAATAACGTTAATCGTTCTGTCTTTGACTCCGTATTTATCTGCAACTTGTTCCATCTCAAAAGCTAGCCTTTGCATTTCGAACAAGTAACCTTCGTCTGTCATATATTTGTTAAAAATTTAATTTATGCCTAAAAGTGAAGTTTCCAAAAAGAAACTCTTCAGAGACTTCTCAAAGCTAACCGAAAGATACGTAAAAAGAAACTATCTAAAAAACCTACGGTCAGTTTTACTGAAGAATCAAGAGTCTTACGATCTCTTTGAAAAAGAAATAATGTTTATGTTGTGGGCTTACGACATGGAGTTCTGGACTCTAGACTACGCATCGGAAGAGTACGGGATGAATAAGAAAAAGTTAGGGGAGAGAATTGTATATCCTTTGGTTAAGATAGGGTATGTATATAAACATTTTGATAAACTAACACCATCTAAAACCTATGAAGATCATATGTTTAGAGATGAAACAAAGTTTAATTATAGAGTTAGGTATGCCTTAACTCAGAAGGCTAGACTCATGGTTCAGAAGATATACAGAGATCTAGAAGGTTAAGCCTCCCCACTAAAGAAATCTGTAATATCCGCTTGTGTTAGTATAAGAGATTCAGCAAAATCTCTATATACAATAGTAACATCTTCTCCATCTTCTAACGCTTTAGCTATAGATGGGTATACACGCTTGTAAGCGGTAGTACTCTTACCTATAAAACCGTTTTGTTTGATGTTGTTGTTTTCTTGCGTATCACCCAGTAACAAGCATCCCGCAGTGTCCTCATCAGTATTACCGCAGTGAAGAAGAATATATTCAAAGCCTGGCACATCCAAGACATGAAGCATACCTTTATGTATGTCAGCAAATCTTTTACTGTACTTGGAGTGATATCCACCCACAGTTCGAAGGCCGATATTATACTCTCCTTCAGGTATACAAGTTTCTCCGTAAACTTTTTTCTCGCGACTTTCGTCTTCCAGCGTGTAGCATAGAAATTTTCGTGGTCCATCCGATATATCAAATAATAAACCGTTAGTTGAGTCCTTTCCTTTGTTGAATCTTATTACCTCTAGCTTCATTTTTAATTTTATTTAATCTAATTTTTTCAGCTTCTAATGCTGGGTCTTTTCTTTTCTTCTTAGTGTTGAAGTATTTCACTAAGATTACGCCTTGTTCTTTTTGTTTTTCGCTTCTTCTTTTCTTGCTTTCTTTTCTGCGTCCACTTGAGCCATTTTTTCAGCAAATGCTTTTCTTCCTGTATCTGTACCACCTTTTCCAGCTACGACCTTATCTCTTCTTTTTTCCACTCTACGCTTCATCTTTTCAACCCTTTGCTTCCTTACCTTATCTAAAATAGTGTCTCTATAATCCGCCGTTTTTCTCCTGTTACCAAAAGGCCCCTTCTTTACTCTAGGTTCTATTAAGCGCCTTCTATTAGCCTTCTTTGATTTCCTAGCTAATTTTATATTTTTTCTATCTAACTTCTTATCCTCTAGCAAATGATCATATTTCATTTGATCAGTTACGCCTAAATTAACTTTCTTCAAACCCTTCCTCTGCTTGTAAGGTCCTGCTTTTTGAATACCTCTTCCAGCTCTTAAGAGTTTTCTATGAAACTTTTTGTCGGACATTCCGCCCTTTTTGTATTTTTTTACTTGCATCTTAACTTGCTATAAATATTTCTAAAGTAACTGTTGCATTATTGCCGTTTACAGCAATAAGGCTTTCTAAATCTACTAAACTAGTAACCTTTGCGGCAGCATCATCATCAACAGCAGCCACACCTATAGCCTTACCTAGTATAAAGCTATTACCCGCTGGAACTAAAACGCTAGCTGTAGTGCTCGCTGCAGAGTCTCCGTCTGCTGCTAACTGAAGAGATAGGGTAAGGTTGTTTGATGAATCAAGGTTTGTTACTCTAATGTACTTTACATCATCGTCGTCTAGAGCTGAATCAGCTCCAGTAACAGCAGTTCTAAAGTTTGCTATAGTCGTATCTGTAGTTCCGCTACCCCCATTTGCAGGTAGAGTTACTATCCTAGAAAAAGACTGAGTTACTGATGCAACACTTAGCGTGTTTATAGAACCTCTGTCAGCTCCGTTTAGTGTTAGCTCTTCTGTTATTGTTACGTTTAGTGTTGCCATAATATTAACGCTTTAAAACTCTCATACCACCCATAGCTTTTCTAGTCTGTCCTCTTGATCCAAGCTGCTTAAGCTGCTCTAGTAGACCGCCTACTGGAGGCGCTCCCCTTGGGTTCTGTCCTGGGTTCTCCATCTCTCTTTTTATAGATCCTCTAAAAGGACTTTTAGATTCAGCCTTATCTGTGTCTCTACTGCTAAGCATTTCCTCGTAAGCTCCAGCATCTAACTCATACTCACCAGTTTCTTCGTTCATTTTGATAGGGTAGTCCATGTCCATTCTAATGATCTGCACATTACGCATATCTTCAGTTCTCTTCATCTTACCCTCAACCTCATTCCATCCATAGTTGTCAGAGTAAACTTTTACTGGCTCTCCATTTGGATCGTCTGGGTTTTCAAACAAAACGTAGTTCCTGCCATCCTCATCCTCCATAACTTCACCTTCACCTACTGGTACAGCAGAAGCAGGACCAGAGTCCCCCATTCTACCACCACCCATTACGTTGTCTTTTCTAGTCGGTCCAGGTCGTCTCTGCTCATCTGGTGGGTTTTGTCTGTTACCTTCTTTATCCATGTAGTCAACTTGACCCCCATTTTGAAACTTATTTTTACCTTCCCCGCTGTTGCCAGTCTTTCTTTGAAGTATATTTTGAATCTCTTTAGAACTTTGTCCAATATTACTCATATATTCTCCTTCTTCAACACCAACTGTAGTAGTAGGTAAAAGAAAAACTTTACCATCTACTTCTACAGGCTCGAAATAATCGTCATCCATACCTTGACCCTGTTGGAAGTCTTGGTATCTATCTCTTGATGTTTTAGGTGTACCATCGTCATATTTAGGGATGAACAGCTTATTCATACCGCTTTTTTGTGCGTATCTGTCTGCGTCATCTTTGTCAAAGTCGTAGCTAAAGCTATCTTCATTTTCGAGATTGTAAACATAGAAGTTTCCGTTATCATCTCTATATATCCTAGACAGCTCTTGACCTTGATAAAAAACGTCTGGCTGTTTACCTCCGTTTTGATACATCATGCCCCTTCTACCTCTAGGGCGATTAAAGTTCATTGGAGATTTCATCATTACTTTTTAATTTTATACATCTCTACTTGCATCTGTACGTTATCCCAGTTGTACTCATAAGTTTGTTGTAGACCGCTATCTTTAACCATCTTACGAATCTCTTTGTCAGATGCACCGCCTTTAAGAGCAGTTTTGATTTTAGCTTTAAGAGCTTTAGCCTTAGCTTCATCGCCAGGACCTTTTCCGCCCTCTTGCATCATCTTTACTTTATCGCCCTTCTTGGCGTTAAACTTCATAGGGTGTTTCATAGTGTTTATTTTTTCTTTTTGATTACTCCTCTTCCCATGAGGATATCTTTCTTAGTTACTTTACCGTCTCCGCTAAGATCAGGGAACTTACCACCTTTCTTTAGCATCTTCTTAGCCATCTTACCGCCCTTCTTGTATGACTTCATACTTCTTCTTGCTCTTTGGAATCCTGGTTCTTCAGCCTTCCTCTTTGCATATCCAGCAGAAAACTTTTTAAGTGCAGCTTTTACTTTACTTTTTTTATCGGCTTTATCTTTAAGGTCTTCTTCCTTTACTACTTCGTCTGATTCTTTGTTAGCATCATCTACAGCTTGGTCTGCTTTTGCCTTGTCTTCTTCCTTTTTTACTTCATCATCCCCGTTGC